TCAATTAGTTATTGATACAACTGCTCTTGACATAGCAGCCGTCATATCGGGGGAATGACCATTAAAACGATAATCCAACTTCCCAAGATTGAAAAATTCCTTATCTAGCAAAACTTTTAACATAACCGCACCAGCCTTTTCACTGGAGTCAAAGCTTTCATCATAAGCATAAATATAGAGACACATAAAAACTTTCAGATCATTTGTTAGCGTACTTACTATAATCGACAGCAAGCGCTCATCCCCTTCCGACAAAATAATCTGCACAACAAGTTTATCTATCCACTCTTGCCAAAACCACTTTTCATCAAATAATAAAACAATACAATCCCGCTCTATCTCACCATCTATCAACATTAACCCGTTAAAAAAATGCGTCGTAGGCTTCAAATTTACACCGAACGACCCACGAGCTTTCATTTGGACCGAAAAATCAGAATAAGCCTTAAAATGCTCAAAAAAAGCATAGGCCCGCTGCTGTGACTCTTGCGTTGCAACTAATTCCAGCTGAGCATTTTTAGAACCCTCTAACTCATCACGCGTTAGCCTCATCTCATCTACACTAAGCTGAACCTGATCCTTAGTAAGCTCGAGCATTTCAACTGATTGATTAACAGAATCCCGTGTTGCATTTACCCCGTCCTGCGCTATCTGGTTTGTTTTTTGGGTTAACCGTATCGTCAGAATCAGCAAAACAATCGTAATAAAAGCCAACAACGGGTTAAGCAAACCACCGACCACATCACCTAGCGCACCCAGATTAGCCCGAACTTCTGCCTCATCCGTTTCACAATAACCAAAACAATTAACGACCTCTAAAGGCGAAGGCAATATAGAACCTGCCACAAACCAAACAACTGACAACACTAGCGCCAAGGCACCCGCAGAAAACCAAACCGGCCACCACGCTTTAAAATGATCCTTCATTAATAACCTCCCATGATTTAGGAGGCCATTATATTAGAGATCATATTTATTGATAGCTAAGCATCTTAATATTAAGGGCGAACCGTCGAGCCAACAAAACGCCAAAGTTTAGGAAAAAATGTGGTTTAAATACAAAGAGTAGGCTAGATCTAGAGTGAAAAAATCTAAAGAAATAATAAGTGAAATCAGTTTTTGTCCGGTGGACACAAATAATTCTTGTCCGATTAGTGATCACTAACCGTAGAAACCCCGTAGTATGGTGGAGCCTAGCGGGATCGAACCGCTGACCTGTTCGCTGCCAGCGTCTTCAGGACAAAAACTTAACTCATTGATATAATTATAAAAAACCATCTTGGAGCGTACTCTCTATTTAAGCCCCTATTACTCCTAGTTGGACATCACCTCTATACCCGGTAATATCAAATCAAACCTCAACGGAAAAGGACTTCAGTATGAGCAAAAAAGAAATGAAGAAAACAGAAGCTAGGTCTTGGATTAATAAAATTCAGCAGAGCCAATCTGAAGAATATCGCCAACTTTGCGCGAAGAAACTAGTTTCAGCAACATCACATCTAGCCTTCAGGTATACACAAAATACAGCCTTTAGAGCCTGTATCGTTGACACTCCTCCTCTAGAAGTAAGCAGAGTAAGCTATCCCCCAACAGATATAGTTCAGACATCTCTTGGAAGATGCAATAGAGCCGGTTCAGCTGTCTTCTACTGTACCCCACAACCCTATGTGGCAATCTTAGAAGTAAGGCCCCAAAAGGGTGATTTAGTGGCTGTATCCCAATGGGACATAAAAATACCTTTTGCAGCCAAACCAATAGGCTATTCAAACGAAGAGCTAATGATACGAGATCGAGGCATACCTGAAAGAATCGCTAGAAGGCAAGCAGCATACACCCCAACTTTTAGCTACATAAACAACCAATTTCGTAAATGGTTCACATGCACATCTGATGAAAAATACCACCTGTCATCTTTAATTTCCGAGGAAATGATGAGAGAGAACCTATCAACCCCTCGCACCCCAGATGACCACGATCGTTTTGCTATTATGTACCCTTCAATATGTTTCGATAAAATTCCAAACAGCATCGGACCTCAAGATAATTTTGCATTTTCTACCAAAGCAGTTGACGACGGAGTCCTTGAACTCTCACGAGTCTACATGGTCCACATTACAAATGTCATCGAGCAATTTAGCATCATTGAATATGAGACCGTGGCGCGATCAATCGGAATGCAGAATGGAAAAATTATTTGGATGCAAATAAAGCAAGGAGATAAAACTCTTGGCTATTGGAATGGTGGAAACCTAAATTCATATTCTAAATTAAAATAAACTCCTCTCTATCGAATGTAATAACCCCACCGCATCACCACTTCACTCCAGCACCAAACCAACGCATACATAACCCAGCGCCTAACCACATCTATCTGCAGTTCTTCCATCACGTCTAGGAACGCAGTATCAGCCACATGCCTATTACCAGGGTGCAGTTCTAGCATCCGGTCATGGATAACTGCAGCGACAAAGTAACGCCCATCAGGCGGGAACCATACAACACCCAGCGCTAAGCCAACGCCTAACCAGATCCACCAATCAGACCCAAACGCCGGAGCAAGCAAGATTAAGATAGCACCGATCAGGGACAAAAAACGGGGCACCGTGGCCCCGTCTGTTTCAAACCCTGCAGGGGCGGCATACCCCAATATAATCACCGGCTCTCTTAGCCTATACTTGCTACGCTTTAACCAGTGATCAGACCTAATAATATCGACAGCTATCGATTCCATATAACCTCACTTAATCGGCTTCACAAACATCACCCACCGCTTGTTCGGCGTGCGATGACCGTAAAACCAATAATAGTTAAATCCATTTTTTATTTTGTTAATTGTGTACGGTGGGTTTGCATATGTTGAAGCCTGATCATCAATATCACACAGCACATGCTTATAACCGAACTTCAAACGCGCCCCTGTTCGATACCACAGCGGGATCATAATAAACTCACCCAAGCCAATCTGAGGAACCTGTTGATAATTGGCGTGCTGCCCCGTGGTATAACTCCCCACATCAAGCATTGAAGGCGTATCTGTTGGTACATCGTAATACCACCAATAATAATTATCTGGCGTGCCGTATGAGCTTGCATTCACATGCGGTTGGTTAATCCAAAGCGTTGTATTAAATGAATCATACTTTTGTGCGTTTAACCGCTCACGGCCTGAATCAAACACCAGATCTTGAGCCGCGTTATATACCCGCATAGCAAACCTATCATTGCTTGGGCCTGCATGTTTATCTGATATAAACGCATGAACACAGCCAGCGGGTGGCGTGTAGTTAATCGTTGCAGCAACAACAACGCGATAGGAACCGTCACCGTTATCACTCAGTGAATAAATCCCAAGCGCTGGCCCCAACAAACTATCATCAGATGTATTTGGGATCTTTAAAAAGACAATGGGCATCGCAGGCGCGTCAATGTCGACATACCACATCTTTCTATAGTCCCAGCCACTACACCCAGGCACGTTGATTTTCTGAACGCTAAATTTACCCAACGCAACAAAACCGGGGTATTCATCATCAATTAGCGCAATGCCGTTTTCATTCACTGCTTTAATTCCATAACTCATAACGGCGCACCACTCACCCAAATCATCAAAATGCTTTTCCCCTTATTATATGACTCAGTCAACCATGTCCCTGTTGGGGCTTGGTATGCACCATATTCAGGATAGAAGTATCGAATTTTAGGCTCATCAGTTAACTGATCTTCTGCAGTGACCATGTGAAAAACCTTATGCTTCGATATATTGTCGAGTCCGCCAACAGGATAACTTACCGGCATAATCACCCGGCCCGCCAGCTCAGGAAATTTCAACACCCCAGACGATCCCGCGCTCAGTGTAATTTGCTTGAAAAAAAATGAGGTAGTTGCCTCTGTACCAAATACCTCATCACCCTCTTCATCAAAAATAGACAAGCCATAATTCACGCGTCTCTATCTCCTATCTGCACACGCAAGTTGCCATTATCATCAAAGACCTTAATTACATCATCTGTGATTTCAGTACGGGCCCCCGTGTCTGATGACTTAACCGCCAACTTACCTTTAAAGACTAAATCACCGCTGTCTTTATCCAGGTAAAGTAAACCGTTATCGGCATTTTTATTACCTTGGCCAATCCAAAACGGGTAAGTACCTGAGCTGTTCAGCTCTACACGCACACCATTAATTGTTGATGTTGTATAAGATCCGCTGGTTACCGCGCCCAAATTTGCACTGATTGCAGCAAGACTTCCCACACTCATTACATCAGCAGTGACAGCATCCGCAGCTAGATGAGGTGTTTTGATACTCCCTGGCGCAATCTCTGTTTCTGTTATTAAAGACTTCTTAACAGAAAACGCAGATGACACTTGCATTCCATCAGTACCCCACAGATCAAATGCAGCTACACGCACCCAGCGCTCAACATCATCATTAGGAAGCGCGATCATGATTAAGCGTTCATCAGCTTCACCCACTGCAATCAAATCATCTGCAGGCGTGAAGGTTTCAGAATCACCCAGCCAAACCCTAAAACCAGCAAAGTCGGTTTCAGTTGGGGCCGTCACTTGAATCATTGCAGTACGCTGCACAACATCCACAACAACAGAACCAAGCGCACCCATCTGGGTATTTGATACACTTATTTCAGCCGGATTTAACGAGGTATCACCAAACTCACTCACACCCCAAACCCGCACATCAAACACACGGCCAACACCATCATTCCGAGCATCCAAATAGGTATATTCAAACCCTAATGAATCAACCTCAGTTGCACGCACAATCGTCCCATCAGGTTTAATAACCTCAATAAGATAACGCTCAGCGCCTTCAGCTGCAGACCAAGAAAGCTTGAGCACCGGCCCCTCAAATGCTTCAACCAATGCCAAATCAACCACATCATCAGGCCGCGGACTGATAGAACCAATGGTGAATTCCTGTTCAAACCAAGGCCCAACTGAAACAGCCATTGCAGCAATACGCAGATCAAATTCACCCGATGGGACATCAAGCCGCGCCCACACCTCAACAGTGCTTTCCAATGTTCGCCAGCTCACACGGTCATCAGTGCTGATTTGGATAATGTAACGCTCTGCATTCAGAACAGGGTTCCAACTTAAATTCAGCTCTGGAACTTGCGCAGTACCACCCCACTCCCAACGCAAACCGCTTACCTGTCCCAACGGTTTTTTGATGACATCTGCAGGCACAGGCACAGGCAATGAACCTGAATCTATTTGCTGATCAAATGTATGAACAATAGAGTTATCAATGACGGCCTGAACTTGGAAATCATGGCCACCACTATGCTCAACACCACGCACAATAAACTGCTTTGCAAACTTACTTGCAGGCCCCGCAACATATTGGGTTTTATTTCTTCGCCAGCCCGTATATAAATCAGCATTATGCGTTGAGCTAATCAAAACATGGTGTTCATCAGGCCCCGCAGTAATAACAAACGGGCCTTCTGACTTACCCTGCTTATTTCTGAAAACAATATGCCAATCTTCATCTTCTGAAACTTGTAGGGGCTCACTTAACTGCAGTAACTGATTTGAATCATCACCCACGACAACATCAAGCAGATCACCACCCACGCCCCACTCTGCAAGCCCATGACTTAAATGAATAGCATCACCGTATAGCGGCAACGCGCCATCCAACTCAGTTTTAAAGCGAGCTGCACGATTGCGATAAACCATATCAGCCAACATAAAGACACCTTCACGGAACGCCTGCAAGCGGTTAGTAATACCTTCTTTCTTGATACGCTTCGGGCGCACAGAATCACAACCAGGTAACACACAAAGCACCGTTGTATATTGCCAAGTAAGATCATCCATATACTCCAATTCAATAGAGTCATAATCATCTTGCTCAACATTGGTCCAACCAAGGCTAAACGATCCTGCCTTCATGTTTCGCATACTAAAAGGATATTGCGCCGTGCGCGGCTCATCACGCACCATACCGAACTTCGGCAACTGCACAGGCTTAGCCCGCCCAACTGCACAAATGATTTCCAGCGCTCGCCAGAAGCTGCCACGGGTATCAAACTCATAATCAAAGTGATCACCGCGGTCATAAAACACATCAGCAAGGCGCTTAAGCTCAAACAAATCTAGATGACTATCATCATAAGCACCGCCCCACTCACCCTTTACCACATCGCAAAACGCCCAAGCCGGGTTTCTTGTTGGCACTGGATCGGTCCACTCTATACCCGTCCACGTTGGCAACAATCGCTGACGCATTACATTAATTTTTCGTTCTGAACGGGTAGAGATCTGATCTGTAACTTTAATTTTTACAGCCCAAACAGATTCATCATAAGTTTGATCAGTTGCCATATGCGATCGCAATTCAGCCCATACAATGTGATCTTGATGACGCACGGAATCGGCCAAAGGAGTTGCTGAAGTTCTACGCATTCGCACTTGATAGCGATCTTCATCAAGCCCTACCTGATATGTACGACGAACAGGATCAACGGTTTTCTCTGATACGGTAAAAGTTCCACCCGAAACCCAACCGCCCACAGGTGCATCCAAGTCATCAATCACTTGGTACTGCAGCTCAACCGTCACCGAAACAGAGGAAAGCGCCCCCGTTGTTTCGCTTTGATGATACATACCACCACGGCTTACTAAATCGAACTCAACACCATCAACCGTTCGACCTGCATCACACAGCACATGCGCAGCTGTCCAGCCGTCATACTCTGTTTCATTGGGCGCAAACAGCTCAATATTCCCTACCGTATCAACCGTTGTAATATCAACAGGGAAAAGATCAACACGCTCACCAGGGCCATAAAGCTGATGTTCTATACCCTCAAAATTCCCAAAGCCAGTATCACCCACTTGCGGATCACTCAGCTCATACAACCCCTCACCTATCGAGAGAATATGGAAAAGGTATTGATCACCCCCGATATAACGCCGAAAAGGCTGGCTGGCAAAGCTAGGCCAAACACGATGCAACCCATAACCGACTGATACAGGCTGCCCAAGGCGTGCCGTATTACCCTGAATTTCAGCATTATAGGTAGGTGATTGATCAGGCAGATCAAAGAAATTAGGCGCGGAAGGCACCGCAGGCTGCATCATAGACGCCATATAAGACGCCGCAGCAATGGATACAACCGCGATCGCAATTGTAAATGGATCAAAACCAAACGGACGCGGGACCACAACCAAATGATCAGCCGCTTTTAACTGATAACGCCCCCATGCTTCAGGCTTAAATTCAGCACCGTTAAGCAGCACATAAATAGGCTGAAGTTCACCAGGTAAATACCCCTGAACCGCTTCAGCCAAATACTCTTCAAACGTTATGCTATTAATGATCTGCTCTGCAGCTGAAGAACGGTCATAAATAGAACTCTGCATTACTAATACTGTCATCGCACCGGCAACCAATATTCAAATTTCTTCATACCTTGCAACTGCAGTCGATGGATATTCTCCAACACAACCCCAGCACCCCGCCGCGAATGCAATACACACCCACCATTATGCGGCACCCATAGCCCAACATGATGAAACATTCGCGCCTTACTCATTAACACCACAGCACCCGGAACCGGCCCCTGCAGCTGCCGCCAATTACCGCTTTCCTGCTCTGCTAGCACCGTATTATGAAAAAGCGCCCAATCATCACCATCAACCTCCAAATGACGATCAGGCAAGCAACCCAAGTGACCTAAACCCTTATAAACAACACCAAAGCAATCATAAGAATGCGGCCCCGTGGCGTATTTCTCCCAGGGTAAATACAAGTATTCCTGAACCCATTCAAAACCTTCTAGCGGCTCCATGATTTCACCTATTCAATAAGACCGGGATGCGTTGATATGTCATACAAACGGCGCGGGAACTGCATATTTACAGGATCTAAAAATACGGCAGAAGCCGTCACTTCCTGCGAATTGGCTTGAGGCTTAGATATCACCAATTCCTCAACCTCTGCCGGGTAACTTAAATCAGTGCTGGCATACTTTCGCAGAATGCAGCGGATCGGCACCCGCGGCGGTGGCATATCAGCAACACGCTCAAGCTGTTCAATCACCTTGCGAGACACCGCACTTATCACCAACCGAGCATCACGCCGCCCCTGCACACCTTTCTTTGGCCAACGTACTGACCAAGGACCGGGCTCAAAAACAGCCGTATCACCCGTTTCAAGCGTTACCTGTAAAGAATCAACACTTTCACGCACCATACGCCAGCTTCCATACACCCCGTCATCAGTCAGAAAGGCCGGATGCTTTAGCTCTAACAGCTCATAAACGATAGAGCCTTCAGGATTACTCGCGTAAATCTCACGCAACAACTCTTCTGCAGTTGGCATCACTCACCCTCGACAATCTCAAACCAGTTGCCATCACCATCGCCCAAACGCAGAAACTGATAACCCGAATCAATCAGCTCAGTATTGGCCACCACTTCAGCGCAACGGTTATCAAGAATCCAACCTTCAACCGACAACACCAAATGACCAACACGGTTTTCAGTAAAGCAATAGATAAGATCAGACTTAACGCCTTGCGTGTTCAAATATTCACGACACCACAGTGCAAAGTCTTCACAATCACCCATTAGCCCAGGCTCCCAATGCTCAGCTTTTCCATACTGCTCAGCATCGGACACATATACATGGCGTTTTTTCGCTTCTGAAAAGACTTGCTTTAATAGATCTACATTAACCATTAGCAATGCCCTCCACGTTTTCTAAGCTCCACACACCCCGGCAACGGCTCAACCTTCACGCCTGTTTTAAAGGGCACCGGTTCATAAGATGCAGGCTGTTCTTCAACAGCACTACAACCACTCATCGGCACTAAAATCAAAGCAAAAAAAAGGGCAGCTAATAGCCACCCTGTTGCTCCGCCCAAATGCTCAATCTCAAACGGTTTCATCAAGTACCACCTCAATTTCAGGAGGATCAAGTTCTAACAGCAACCGAGCCTTTTCATCTTCTAATGATTTACGGCGATCAACTGAACCTAAACCCTCACCTTCAACATAGGCTTTCAATAAATCATCCGTGGGCAATATGCGAATCACCGCAATGCTTAGCTCAATCGCATCTTCAATCACCGCACCCGATGACCGTTGAGCAAGCAAACGCCAATCTTCAGCGGTCATCGCTGTTAATTGACCCAGGCTTTCATCAAGCACCGCCACCGCTGCACCATAGGCAGGGCTTGGAATGGTTATCTCAATCCCCTCATCATCTAAAGACTGCACCGTCTCAGGCAATGGATTTTCACCATTCAGCAAACCATCCATTTTAACAAACAGCCGCAGCGCATCTTGATGAGCAATCGCCACAATCAGCTTTTCATTGGCTGTTTTCATTTGTGCAGCAAGATCACCACCCGCAATTGCTCGCGGTAAATACTGCTCATTACGAAACGTCCGCTCGCCTTCTGTTAATGGACGCAAGCCCAGCAGCTCAGCATCATTAACACGCGCCAGCATGGTTTCATCACCATGCACTTGCTCTTGCTGTATAAACAGCTCTGCACGCTTTCTGATCTGGTTACGTGTCCAAGGCTTTTGATCTGTTATTAAATTAATCATGGGCTATACCTCCACCGCATCACAATCGATATCAAAAGACCCCGGCGCAACAGCAAAGCGGATAAACCAACGATAACCGTCATATTGAGCCGTCCAATCATCCTGTGAACCTTGACGTTTTTTAATGCCGCCAATGTAGGCACGCACAGGCTTCCACCCATATGAGAGATAGAAGTCTGTTTGTACTGAATCGCCTTCACCCAGCTCAAAAGGCTGTACTGACTTACCCGATTTAACAACCGGAGCACGCAAGTTCTTTTCAGGCTGCTTAACCCAAACACCTGCAGAGCCACCCACGGTAATCTCACCATCATCAACGGCTATACTTGAGATATCACCCACACCCGGATCAACAACGATCGACTCTTCAAACGTAGTACCCCGCTGAGTTAAACGATGCAATTGACCGTCATCACATGCAACCCAATCATCACCCCGCGCAGCATCATGCGCTAACGCTTTAACTGAGTCAGTTAGCATTGAAGGCTTTTTAAGCTTGTTGAGCATATCGCGGTGCATGTCACGTATTTGGTCGGGCGATGGGGCAGAGTATGACGCAACCACCATCGCCAAATCCCTAGAATGAGTACCCGTGTAAAAACCCGAACCAATTGTCAGATCTGCCGCTGAAAAAGACTTACCCGTAATATCAATCTCTTTAACTTTTTGACAATCAACCCAAATCTCAAACACATCCACCCGCACAACCAAACTTAGAGCCTGCGCATCACCAATTGGCAGAACCCCAATTATATCGTCATTGTTATACGTGACCCCATCGAGACTCAACTTAACTCTTTCACCATTCAACCACGCGTGCAGAATACCTGCACCGCCCGCAGACGATGTATCACCTACTGTGAAAAGCTCTCTGTCTCCCGTACCACCAGATTGCACAGTTGTCGTTAATGAAAACCCAGACTGAGAGGCATTAAAATCAGGAATAACCAAATAATTACTAACGTCAAACCCACTCCAAACCGCAATATCAGAGCCAGCAGGCTTGGAACGGTTGAGAGTGCCATGAATAATGGCATGATTGTTTCGACCTGAGTGATCATCCGTCTCTATGCCCGCCGACACATTAGAAATGGCAGCGTCAGCCCCTGCTGCATTCATAACCCACAACAAACTACTCGTGGCTGAGGCCGCAACAAAACTTAAAATAACTTCTTCATCTACAACCATTGAGCCTGATGCTGCAAGGGTACTTCCAGTCCCACCACCCAATGAACGGGCATACATAATTACCGATGCGTCATTACTATCTAATGTGCTTTTTACAAAATAACGCTGCCCAACTATCGTGGAAATATTAACCGTCGCCCGCGTCTGATCACTTAATTGACCATCCATTGTAAAACTCGATAAAGATACCTCGTTTACTACAGTGTCATATGAAGCTGGCGCAGCGTACCCGCCAATCACCAGCTCACCACCGACAATCACCCCTTCTTCTGCATCACACATCACTGCGGATTGAACATCGCCTGCAAGGAAAGGGGTTGTGTAATCTTCAGAAACAGAAGCAATCATGCCTGCATCTAGCTCTGAAGGATTCTCCGCAAGCACCGAAACACCATTAGACCCCGCGACTAGAGCAGAAGAAATCACAGTTCCACCCGTTAACGGCTTGACAACAACCTCTGTTGAATAAGTGGTATTAGAGCTAGTTAAAAGCACACCGGCTGATATTCCACCTAAATCGTAAATCCGCCCCTCATAGTCTCGCTTCGCCAGTAACCGCCCATCTTTTGTGTAAGCAACCCCATATACAAAGCCCGTCGAAGGCCAATTACTTACCAACCACACCCCCTCATTATTCGGCACCAGTTCTGAAACACCACCATCAGTCGCAACAGCAATACGCGGCATTGGCAAGCCAGATACTGGGTGCATAGGAGCATCGTCGGCAATGCGAGCAGCTATAGCATTAACAAACTCATCTACAATAACCACGGAATGCGATAATAAACTTTTACTAAAATCTATCTCCCCTAAGTAACCGCCATGCGCCGTATTGGCCGCTACTCTTCGCTGAGAATTAGAAGCATAATCCAAAACAATTAACCCTGACGCTCCATCAGTAGTCCCATCCCTCAAGCTTACAGCGATACACAAACTACCGCCGACTAGAGCAATAGCGTCCGTAGTCCGACCACCTCGCCACACGTTGCGCTCCCACTCTGCTATTGTTTCATTAACATGCTCCCTCCAAATAGGCAGGCCAGGCTTAGTCAGATCATGCAACACAACCTTCATATCCAACGCCACAACCATCACCCGCTTAGGCGCTCCCCACTTATAAGAATGTTCAGCCCAGATATCATCACTTACCGCTATATCCACAACATCGGTATAAGTATCAAGCAGCGCAGTAACAGCAGGAATTACATAATCCTCATCCCCTATTAATGTTGCCGTTACGCTGTCTTTATCCGTGGCAACCTGCGCTGCCAGCGCTTGCACTTGGCTTAGCTCATCTGTAATAGCCCCTTGCGCCGCAACTGCACGATCAGCATCCGCTTTGGATGCACCCGCCGATACAGCTGCACCTGATTCTGCAGCAACAGCACCGGCTTCAGCTGTTTCAGCCGCGAGCATGTTGGCTTCTGAATTGTTATTGGGTATACGGATATGCTCTTCTAGCTCACCCTCTAAGGATTTACGGGGGCCGTTGTCAGTTTCAAAGGTTGCATCTTTATCACCTGCAATGAACGTATCCCATTTTTCATCATTCGCAACGATGCGCTCTACCGCTTGTTTAATATCAGTCATTTACTCAACCGCCTTATTTAACTGTTCATCTATGTATTGAAGTTCGTATGCACCAAACTCCAACATATCGTTGATCTGTTCTTCAGAAAGATTCACCACCGGATTACCCCGCGTCACCACCTGCACGGCAATACGAAACCCGGCACCATCCACCCGTGATTCACCCAGCTTTACAAACTTGCAAGGTTGTTCAGCACGCCCGCCCCCGGTTCTTAATTCCATCTTGAACCAGCCATGCCCGCGGTTGATGGTGTTATGCACCCACCACCTGAAATAACCTTCTTGCTCCAAGGAGAAACGCAAAGTAAACCAGTGATCAACCAGCACATCCAAACTTGTGATTCTTGATGAGGGGAGCCCCGCTTCCATTTTGGTTGTCACGCTAAAATCACGGGGCTTAGATCGATAGTTCGCCAGTAAACCCAGCGGTAAATGCTCTCGCGGCCATGCCGGGAGAGCTTCATTAGTTTCTGCCATGAATTTACCTATCTAATATGAATTTACCTAAGCGATTGCCGCTGTAAGCCAAAGGCACCTTCAACTGCATCTGATGTGGAATTACCACCTTCAACAACTCGCCGCTCTAGCTCATCCATTGCAGCACCCACGTAGATATGCAGATCACCGCTTTCATCTGTTTGCTGCTCTGTTTGTTCAGTTGTGTGGATATGAATGACAGGCTGGGCAGCTGCAGCAACACCGGAACCGCCTTTTAAGTTGTTGCGATGCCGTGGGTCGCTTTGAGTGATAACCTCTTCCCCTACAATAAGCTTGGAATACATCTCTCCTTGCTTCAGCCGATCGCCATAGTTATCAGAGGGCTGACCCGCTATACCGCCCGTGTGATAGGACGGCATTTCTGTACCTGAGATTGTCGAAACAATACCCGCCGTGGCACTGATCACCGTGCCGATGGCCGGTATATTTGTGGGAAAAGGCAGGCTTGCAGCTTCTGCAATACCTTGTTGAATTTTGATAATGGATTGAGCAATTGCGAAGGCTTTACTTGCAGCGAACATTATCCGGTAGATACCCGACTGTTCACCGGCTGCAGACTTCATTACACCGGCAATACCATCAAATAAATTCTCATAGTTTTGCAAACGTTCTAGCTGTTGTTTTTGCTCTTGTTGCTGAAGGTCTTTTTGATATTTTTCCCAGTTTTTCAGGCTGGCCGCACGGTAGGCATCCTCACTAATGGCACGTACTGACAGCGCATTATCGAGTTTTTCTTGACGCTCTAACCATGCTTGGTCTTCAAGCTGTGCTTTGGTCATAAATTCCTGCATGACCAATTCATAATCTGTTAGGGCTTCCTCTTCACGCTTAAGCCTTTGCTCTTCAAGTTTGGCTTGGCGATCCTGCTCTGCTTTATCAGCATAAGCAGCCCGCAGCGTTTCAATATCTTCAAAACCTCGGCTTTCTATTTCAGCCTGGGAAAGCTGCAGTGCTTCAATTTTTTGAAGACGCGCAGCGTGCTGAAGATCAAGCTTCTGCAGCTCAGAAGCAAACTGCATATCTAACTGCGAAAGGTATACAACTCCGGCCTCTCTTGCCTGTTCTAGCTCTGCCGTTTTATGGGGGGAACTACTGGGCAATGTTGGCGGCTCATAATCACTCACCAGCGCACCGGAAGTACCTGAAGCAATGGCTTCCTCTATTTCTGCAATCTCTGCTTTGATGATACGAATGCGGGACTTACGCCGCGCTACACGCTCACCTTTGGTGCCAGTTTCACCCATAAGGGCATCCATCATGCCCGTAAAACCGCCGCCGTACTTTTTACCGTTTTCCTCAAGATCAACTATCTCTTCAGATAGACCACCCATCTCCTCCCTGAGTTCTTTCAAACGCTCTGTTCGCGTTGTCCCCAACAACGACTGCATATATTGAGCACCATCAGCAAGCACACCCACAAAAGGGATTACAGTGTTGCGCGTTAGGTCATCCCAAACTGCCTGCAGGTCTTTAATATCTTGATCGTATTCTTTAAATTTTTGTAATTGTGAATCTGTGAGCGCAACGTCCATTTCACGGTAGCGCTCTACCATTTGGCGAAACTGCTCACCGTTATTAGCAAGCAGAGGTGATAGCTTTGATGCATCATCCGCTAGAGATTCCAGATAGAAAACCTGCCGATCGGCGCTAACATTGGCATCGTCCATTGCCTTTTTAACTGCGATTAGAGCATCAGGGCCGGACATTCTTGCCAGCTCATCAGCTGTTAGGCCAACTTTGTCGCCTACTTGCTCAAAGAAATCAGCAAATTCACCCGCCCCAGTTGAGCGGAAATCACCAAGTTTGTCTTGCCAATCTTTAAATATATCTGCAGCTTTCTCAGCGTCGATCCCTACCTGCTCAGATGCATAGCCGATTTCTTGAAGGGTTTGAATAGAGAGCCTAGCGGCTACCGCTTGGGCTTCTAACTCACGCCCCAACCTTGCCGTATTCACCGCAACCAAATGCGTACCTGCAGCAGCAATAGCCGCCCCCGCCGATACAGCACCCATGCCACCTGCTACTAATGTAAGCCTACCTGCAGCCCCGGTCATCGGTAGATCGGTAGAGTCGAATCCATCAGCCATTAACTGAAGCATTCCGGTCATCCGCGTCCCGTGCTTTTCAGTTTTGCCAGCTTCCTTGCCAAATTGCCGCGTTTTCCCTCGCGACTTATCCATCCGAACATCGTAGTTATTACTGATTAAATCCAGATCAACCGACAGCGTTTGAAGCTTACGCTTCTTACTCATAACCTTCCCCCACAACAGCCTTGATATAGGCTATTTCCTCTTCTACCGATTTCGCTTGCACAGAAGATTTTTGAACCGGCAAACCATCTGGATGCATGGATTCCAAGCGCTCAACATCGTACTGATACCACTCGAATAATTCTGAAAGTGACATTTCAGCCAGTACGCGATGAATCACCGGAATCCCCCAGCGATCAGCTAATCCGCGGACGTATCTTCTGTTAGGGAGCCCTTTCCCCGCAAAAGCTCCAAGCGCTCAGCTATGCCGTTTACTTGATCTGCAGCTTCAAACAGCTCAACAATCAATGCCGCAGGAAGCTCTCTTATTTCCTTATAGAGTTCATCAAACGGCCGATCAGCACCGGGCTCAATGGAAGCAGCACTCACACGCGAGAAATAATCATAATTTGATGATGTGATTTCCTTTTGGTTGCGATCCTTCTCAACCGGATTATCACGCATCACCTTCTCAATCCACGCCAAGGAAGAGATCTCATGGAACGTGTATTCCTGACCTCTTACCTTCAGTGTCTCTTTTTTAATTAGCCCCTGAAACATTAGGTCCAATTCCCCCAAACAGGTTCGCCAGACCAATCAAGCGTGACATTGGCATAAATCTTTTCACCCACCTCATGCGTGATTTCAAAGCCTGACACAATGGCATCTGATTCCACTTGAGTTTTAGCAGCATCCGGCCAGTTGAACCCAAACTTGCGCGGATCATCGCTATTAAAATCAGCTTGCAAATCAGTGTGGTAGCCTTCTGAACGATCAAACTCCATTTTGAATGTAGATTGACCGCCATCACGCATACCACCAGTTTTCTTTTTCCAGTTGGTATCATCGCTGTAGCGGTTATCGTCCCTTACCTCTTTTGAAGGCGCGAATGAACCAAGCTCTACAATGGCACCGCCGATATCAACCATCACTTGCGGGTCAGAATCATCACCACGTACAAACCGTGTTCCATTACCAAATGACATAGTTTTTCTCCTAGTTAATCATCATATTTAAGCTGATACGCCAGCTCTAACGCCGAGTAAGTACCCGATGGGGAATCTGAATATGCAAAGCTTTCCATGAAGCTGTAGTACACCAAACCATCTAATAAGCGCTGCTCTTCCATAGCGGCTTCAATCCAGCTTGAAATTTTATCTAAGCGGTCATCCGCTCTTTGTGCTGGCGCTTTGGTATTGATGCGGATAATCAACGGAGCATCAGCTTGTGCGCCGTTGTTGACGTGTTCCCGCTCACCTGTTTCAAAATAGATATTGATAAAGTCTTCAGCTTTTTCAGCCTCTCCACGCGCTGTAAAAACATGGTGATGCGGTAGTTCTTTAACCGCACCGCAGACAATATCTTTCACTTTGTGACGGATAGCCTTGCGCCGTGCTGCAGATGTGTTTTCTAGTGGCATTACTTAACCCTTAATTTTGTTAATCTATGATTAATTTCATGCTGCAGAAGGCCATCAAAGCGCGAATTCATTAAGCGTCGAACGGTACGCGGGGCAATATCCTCAAGGGTTTTATCAATAGCAATACGCACTACATCAACATGGTGATAATTTTTGCCATCGCGCCTTGATACCTTGCCTGTACGCTCAAACACATGATCTTGAGCATTTCTACCCTTTGCGATAAACGCATTAGGAAAATGATGACCACCCCTTGCTTTGACACCCTTACCTTTGCGCATTGACCACCCACCACGCCCAGTATCACGGGGCTTTAAGCGGATAGCCGATAACCCCCTGACATATGCAGCAATCGATGCCACTTGCCGCCTTGGCGTAGCACGCCGGACGTAAATGCGTTTTCTGATGGACTTCTGTTTAATTGATAGCTGTTTAGAAACACCACGAATAATGCGCGTTCTACTGAGTGAAGCCGTTTTGTTAAGGGCAGATGCCGCCGATCGCGGGAGCACCTTGCGGCTTATATCCCGCATTAACAGATCCAACCTCACTATCTCTCTATCAAAACCCGACATCAGATATCCTCATGCACAACACGATGAAACGAATCGTTAACCTGCTCGATCATTTCGTGGTCTTCACTGACTAACGGCGTCACCAAATAATTAACCAATAAGCCATCATCAGAAACGGGCTTTACAATCCGCCAGCGCTCATCAACAGTCCAAATTTCATTACCAGGAACAACACCTTCAACCCGTGGTATTTTTATATAAGTCACCACGTCCTGAACATCACCGCCCAGCGTTAATACCTCAACATCACGTGTGATTAACGCCACCACTTCGATCAGCTCACCGGCTGGCTTCATGCCAACCAGCTCGCCAAAGTCATCAGCGTCAAAGAAGGTATCCAGATCTTCTTTAATCAGTTTCCGACTCATCAGATTCTTCCTCTTCAGAATCAGAACCTTCTCCGTCTTCAGAATCAGAAGCTTCTTCAACCGGATATGCTGCCTGCCCCGTACCCACTAATGTTTTTGAATCAGACTCCGATAATCCAACAGACTCACCCTCTTCAATCAGCTCACCACCGGCCCAAAAGTCCGACTTTGCAACTACTTCAACCAACTTAGCCATAATCAAAACCCTTAAAAAATTTACGTTGTTTGCACAAAAAAGGAGGGCCGAAGCCCTCCCTTTTTCTATAAAGCCGGTTTAAACCGTTTTACGTCCAACAGTGAAGGATTCAGGACGACGAACACCTCCATCACAATCTTGGAATACACGAAGGATCAAGCCATCAGAAGCGGCCTTGGTAGATGTATCCACTTTAAGATCCAACACACCCCAAAGCGCGATCATCAACTGACTCCAATCACCAAACGCCCAAGTATCCGCAGGCATTTGGCCTGTTGCGTGTGCCATATAGCCGTTTACTTCATTGTTCTGCCATAGGCGCTCGCCAGTGCCATCAAACACTTGTTTGGTCTTAGCCGCACCACGCTGAACCGCATTGGTCAGATAAGCCATGTTCTGAATATCTGCATTGTAGGTAGCAATCTTTGTTTCCATGGAAACTGCAGAATTAAAGTCCATACCCCCTGCAGGGTAGGTCACCGCATTTGTACCCACTGCATTAAGGATACCTAACGGCTCTTTAACACCATCACCCAGCAGTAATGCCAGATCGATAGCAACGCCGATGCCCGTTATGAGGTCTTCACGGATCAAGTTTTCCACATTCAATGATGATTGCTTGCGTAGCTTACGCGTCACAGGAATTGCACCTGCAATACACTTAGGCGAAAGCGGTAGTGTGGTGAAATCAAAATCACTATCAGACACGTCTTCATCTTCAGACAACCAATAGAAGTTACCTGAAGAGGTCTTTTTAGGAATATCAACATCACCTACCAAGCCGCTCATAATTTTAGCGCCTAGCTGTGCCACCATCGCTTTATTACGCAGGACATCAATAAACTCATTGCCCATCAGCTCAGTGGCTACCAATTCACCGCCTTTGCCTGATGTTTGTTTTTCAAGCTGACGCTGAACCATGACCTCTGCAGGCATGAAGAAACCACGCGCTTCTTTGCCACTTGCATCAGCAATAGCCAAACTAACTTCACGCTCTAAACCAGCCTTGGACCAATCATTATTGGCTGCAGCGTTAATTGCACGCATCAATGAGTAATCACCTAGTTCTTTCTCATCAATACCAATTTCACGGGCTGAATGCAGACCGCCTTTGTCACCTTCTTTTTCATAAGTAGGTGGTGCAACAGGCTTAACACGCTCCATCACTAGCGCACGGAACTGATCAACCGTATGGCCACCGGACACAGATTCTTGAGCTAAGGAACGCTGACCGAATTGACGACCAATTTCATTGATCTCCATGATTCGTTTACGCTCACCTGCAGCAATATCTTCTGCACTTGGACCTTGCGGCTCAGCACCGGAACGCTGTGAACCCTCTGCACCAGCAGCTGGCGCTTTTACTTCTTCCTTCTTTTCTGGCTTAGCCATTTTTTCACTCCTGATAGTGATATTGCTTACTGCATGAGAGCGACCAACACCCACCGTTGGATCTGCCGCAACTGATACAAAACTGATTTCATAGGGCTCCCAGTCCGTGACGCGGTAAACCTCACCGCTTTCATCTTGAGACTGAAGAACCATTTCAAAAATTTGATACCCAACCGAAACATTCCGGCGAATACCATCCACAACGTCTTGCCAAACGGGTTCAGCACTTTCATTGCGGGAAAAACGCACCCGTGCCCGCAATCGCCCGCTTTCTAACCAGGCGTCTTCAACAACGCCGATCTGCTCCCAGCGACTATGCATTTCTAGTAAAGGGGCCCCTGCCTTCATTCGGCCTAAGCGCACTGCATTTGGAGAGTGATCCAAAATCTCTTCACCAAACCAGCGAGGGACGGGGTATTCACTAGACGCTGCAATTTCTACTGTTCGCGTTTCTTCATTGATGGAGTCAGAAACCACAGCTAATTCACGCTGCAGCTCTTGCCCTTCAATCTCCCTCAGAACCGCTAGGTTGCTCGTCTTCACTTTCTTGCTCATCGCCTTCCGACTCCGAATTCTGCTCTGTTTCATTCAACAGCCCGCGACCTTGCAGCAGCTGCTCTTCCCACTCAAATTCATCAAATACTTCTTCAGGGTCTTCACCGGCCTCCCTGATAAATGATGAGCGTGTTCGCGTTCTGTTATTGATGTCTTCGGTGTGAGCCTTTGAATCATTTTTAGGATCAACCCATCCCCAGCCCCGCGGTTGAAAAGACGGTTGGCAGATGTGATCAAACTCCAACATGGAGAATGGAAGCGCCTGCGTTAACAGCGACATTCGCATCCAATTTCTGTTGATTCGCTCTTCTAACTCTTCAATGACAAAGAACTGCAAAACCTTGTACATATCCCTTTCATCCAGCTCACCGGATCGAAGGGAGCTGAAATTCACACCTTCCAAGTCATTTGCAAGCCGGTTATAAGAGACACCCCACGCAGAGGAAACGCCCCGAACCGCATCCTTTAAAAAGGCCCCAAAGTTAGCCCCTGCACGGTCTGCTTTACGATCATTAAAACGAACGCCATAAGGTAAAAGGTGATAACTTCCGGCCTCTACTTCATGGACAATTTCGCCTTGATCATTCTTCGGCGCGTCTTCAAATGCTTCTGGATCTTGCTCAAAAAAACCGCCTGATTTGGCGGTTTCTTCTGCACTGGTTAACTCTGCTTTTCGGTATTCCCCTATGTGGTACAACTCCACCATTCCGGCGTGTGTCCAGGGGATGCCCCTTGTTTGATGGGGCCGCCACGGTATGAACGTGTGGATAATCTCTTCTGCAGGAACCCTTTCATATTCATTGCCCTGCCAGCTGTATGTGCTATCCCCTGGATGATTCACCAAAAGATGATAAGCAACGGGCTTTTCCCACTGATCAAGCTCCACACTCATGCGGATTCGATTGCCGTTTTTAAGGTCTGTGTTGTAGTTAAGATCAAGCCGGTCACATTCAAGGATCTGGACCGAGTAGCCCCATTCGTTATCATGGCCGAAGTGCTCACGCACCAAGACCTCACCATCACGCGCAAGCGTTTCAATCCAGAGCTGTTTGAACGTTACGTGGTGATAACGCCCCGTAACATCAAATGACCCTTTTTTGCAGAAGCGTTTCCAGCTTTCTTCAATGGTTTTGTTTCTTAGGCGGTCCGGCTTCCCATCCGGTAGCTTTACTCGGCTTTGAAACTTCATCCCCCGTGGCCCAATTACGTTATTTTTCAACAGGGTGTAATAACGTTTTGCATAAGGCTGGTTAACTGACTGCTCACGCGCATATTGAACCAAAGCCCCAAGATCGCGGTATATATCCTGATCTGCACTTTGGCTTGAAGCACGGCCTGACCATCCAAGCCTTAAGCGGTCACTTTTTGCTGCTTCAAAGGCTCTAGCCATTCCAGTTTTTTCAGATGGGCCGACATATCGATGCCACGCCCAATTGATCAACCGCTGAGCAACGCTAGGCTGTTTATTCATCGCATTCTCACTTTTATTAACCGTTGACGTTCGGGCACGATTCCAGCCTGCTCTTGCTCCCGTCTATATTCTCGACGGTAGCGATCGCGCAGTTTAATTAGTTCAGGTATGGGAATTCTTTCAATCTGCATACCGTCAATTTGATACGCTTGCTGATCTTTGGTTGCCCGTTTTTCAAGCGTTGCCTGAATAGCTTGAAGCATCTTCTTTGCATGGCTTTGGGAATCATGTGAGCCCTGCACCAAATCAGGCAGAACAATCAAGCGGCCTGTAGCAAGGGTGATACGTTCATCACCTCGCTTAACAAAGCAGCTGTAAATATATTCACCTGATGTCCATGCTGCAGACTTTGATGCACCAACCGATACAGTGAAAACTTCAGCTTCACCACTTGCTTCAAGGTCAATTTCTGACGCACCCCGCAGGGCATAACCAAGCACCCAACCATCAGCTGAAGAATAGCCCGATGCGGTGCGACTCCAACTAACGCTATCACCTGCCTGAATCGTTTTAGGTTCACTCATCGTCTTATTTTCTTCTTAACTTTGAATCGTTGATTTTCGCTCGCTGGCGGTTCAGGTTGCGGCTTATCTTCGCGATCTTCTTTGGCCGTTATGATTTTGGCCTGCTTAACACCAGCCCTTGGCTTGACGCCTGCATAGTCTTTATTTTCAGGATGCTCATCGATGTGCTCTATAAAGTCAGAGTCATACACCGCACCGCCTAGCAAATCACCTTGAAGCAACTCAGCTTCACGGTCATCCCATGCATAGCTTGGTATGTGGATTCTGAGCACTCGCCCCGCATGAGTGGCATACACAATGCCATCCCACGCCTCCACGTTTGCCCCTGATTTACGGGTCCAAATAAGTTTGCCTTGATGCTTACGCGATGGAATTTTGCTTTCACCCGTAATCTGAGCATAAAAGTCAGGGCGGATATCATCAGGCCAATGCATTCGCCCCGGACCTGAGCCAGTTAACTTCATACGCCCACTGATCAAATCCTTTGCCCGGTTTACACCAATCATCCAGATCCTTAACCCCCACTTGGCAGCCTTGGTCTTTCCGTTGATATCAACCTTTTTGGGAATTTTGACTATCTCAGCATCAATATCATTTGAGCCTTTAATAGCCATCAGCTTTGGACCTATGCCGCCCTTACGAGTACGGACATAGTTATAAACCGCGTCTTGAGTATTACCGTCACCAGAGTCAATACCGGCTGCAGCAATACGAATAGGAGCCCCGCTTTCATGGCGATAGACACCATTCAAAGCCCTATCCAGTTCAAACCAACACGGATCATTTATGTCGTTTACGCTGGTTTGAGCATGAATCTCACCCCAGTAAACTATCCATGATTCTTCACCACGGCCCCATGCCATCAACACAACAGCCAATCGATCAGGCTGCACATCAATACCGGCAGTCATCACCAAGCCACTATTAGGAACTTGTAAAACAGGGTATTGCTCAGCCCGTTCCTTTAGGGTTTCTGCATCAGGTGAGCCGTCTTTATATTCATAGGCTTCACCTAATGTTGTATTGGTGAAGTGAATCATCTTGCCTTCATCACCTTGCTTAAGGCGATGTGTAGCAACTAGATATTTGATAGCCAATAATTCAAATTTAGAACCGGGAAAAGGTGAATACAGCTCATTGATATAGAACCCTGCAACACCTTTCGTTTCTTTCTCTGCTCGCCATTCACCACTTTTAACATTGATGTTCTTTTGGCGATCATCCCACTCCCCACCACAATGCGGACACGCATAAAATGCACGCTCCGGCACACAACAACCATAGGTTTCATGGTTGGCTTCAGGGTCTTCAGGAATAACAACGCAACCCCATGACAAAACATGGTAATCACCGCACTCATGGCACGGCACCCAGAACTTGCGTTGATCGCTATTTTTATAGGCTTCCTCTACTCTGGAAAAACCTTTGATGGTTGGCGTTCCACCAAAAATCAATTTACTGTCTTCAAACGTTTTTAATCGGTCACGCAAATGCTCAACCGAATCACCTTGTCCTTGCACATCACCCGCACAATCATCTGGCTCTTCGACACAGCCAACCGGAACTGACCAACTCTTTACGTTATCCGGGGAGTTAGAACCCACCAATGCAAGAAAACCATCACCGGGAAATTCCTTATAATCACGCGTATTCTCTGACGATCTAGATGTTAGATTTACAAGATCAGCCAGAACAGGCGTTGCCTTGATCATTGGGGTAAATTTGGTTCGTAAATACTTATTAATTGAACTGTCTTTAGGCATCAACATCAGGATCGGACACGGATCTAAATGTATCCGCTTGCCTAAATAGTTATTCCAAACACCATCGGTCCACGCCACCTGCGAAGACTTAACACCAACCACTTCACGAATAGTCGGATCATCCAACGCGTCCAACATACCTGGAACCCAAGGCGTTAAGTCAGAGCTGTATTTACCCGGCTTGGCAGAGGTGCCTTTTGCTAACCAACGATATTCGTTGGCCCAATCTGTACTCGACATTTCAGGCGGTGGAATAAACGCCTCCAACGCCCTATCAACTACTACATTCAGATTGCTTATTAATTTTTGATAAAGCGGTGAGGATGTTTCGAGAATGCTCATTCAATACCCCCACATCAATCTGCACGTCATACAGCGAATCCAAATCAGCCTTTAACGAACGGTTACCGCTTAACATCGTGCTTCGGATCGTTGTCGCAATCCCTGCCAACAACTTTTCTGTTTCTTCAGATGGAACCAACTGCTCAATCTCTTTCGCTATTACTATTTCCTCCTTATCACCTCGCAACCGATCAAGCCGATCCTTCGGTGATTCAGAGGATTTCCCCATCTCTCGACGGAGCAACCAAGCGAATACCTTTTCCGTGTCATATATATTTTCACGACCACGCCCTCCCTTCTCCTCTATAGGAAAGGAAGGATCTTTCTGAAAAGCTGTAAAACTTTTCTCTGACCAAGGAAAAAGCTCAGCCAGCTGCTTCTTATTGACCAGAGACACATTAAAAAACCTTTATAACCAACAATTTAACTAAGGAAGGAAGTCCTAAGAAATTCTCAAATCTGGGAGAAATCCGCGAGCAGCTGCCCCGTATGATTCAGATCCCTAGGGAGGACCCAAAAGCCTGCGAAAGCCACCGCATCACCGAACCGCGAGCACAAAAAAGGGCGAGGTTTCCCCCGCCCAAGCTCTGCACTAGCACCCACCAATAAATCATCTAAGTCTCAGGAACTTTCAGTGCCTCAGCCTCACCACCTTCATCAACTACATACTCACTCAATGCTATTGCTAATGAGTCAGTCTCAGAACAAATACCCTCCGGCGGATAGTCCGGCCACAACGAACGCACCAGCGTTAACAGCAACACTCTTGCTGTCTGATCACCTTCAACACAATACTGATGTCGATAATCAGCAACCTGATGAATCACACCCAAAGTAATTTGAGTGCCATCACCAAACTGATAACCATCAGCTAACTCTTCAGGTTTGTTACAACCCGTCATTGCAACACAGACCGCAACAGCCGCTGCAGCCAATAAGACCTTGAACTTACCCATCGCTCACCTCGCTTAATCGTTTCCAGAATTCCTCTCGCTCAGACTCAGAACGTAGAGGGTAGATATATCGCCCCTTATAGCGCATCCAAACCACGCGCTCTTCACGGCCATCTAAATGCAACATGGGTTGAGGCGTGCCGTCATTCCCATTTGTATCCAGATACACACCAATGCCGCCCCACCAGTCACAACCCATTGCAACCAATAACGCATCACGGATATCACATTGCGGGAATACATCACCCGCATCAGAAAGCCGCTCAATTGCATAATGTCGGCTTCCTTTCCTTCCACCCTGCCTATACCAGCCAGCAACAACGCTTGAGGGCTGTACCTGCTTACCCAACCGCTTCCTGTACTCGCTAAGGCCAAGAACCAAATCAGACTCAACGTGATTAAGAACATCGCCGGGAAACTCCCCGCGACTAAAGTAATCAACAAGGGAGAAATCCAAATCACTTGCAGGCATTACCACCGTTTCCATTCCCATATTTTGTTTTCCACCACATCACAAATAAATCAATCAGCTTCGTATTTGCCCAGCCTGCGCCACCTGCTACCGCCCCAGCAACCTCAACTGAATAACCCAACCCAACAGCTAACAACGCAGCCAGATACCCAACAAACACCGCAAATCCTAAGTGGATCAAATAGCCCACCAAAGACCAAACCCGCTTACCTTTTTTAACCGAATACAAATAATCAAAGGTTGCGCCAACCACCGCCAGCAGCCCGGCTGGCATTAAATTAACCATGCTCTCCAACAAACTGCTTTCACCGTTCGGCATCCCTTCCAACCCTCAAATTACAAACATAAAAAAACCCGGCACAAAGGCCGGGTTCAAAACTCAATTAATCACAAATTGCAGACACAAAAAAACCGGAGCCCATACGGATTCCGGTTTGATTTACTTACAAATTTTGCAAGATAGCTGAACTCTACCCCCTCAGCGCACCATGCGTCAACAGCCCATCACGCATATTGACAAATAAACTCACCCATATTCACGGAATCCCGTGCATTTACTGGGTTTCAACTGCACAAATATTTTTTGATGAACCTTAGCAACCCGCTCATTAAACGCCCGCGCCTTAACACAAACTCGCTCAGCACGCTCGGCCATCGACAGCGACAACTCAAGATATTGCAAACTCACAACCTGCCGCTCACCCTCTTCCAAACCCATCACAATCCGATCTACATCATAAATATCATCAGGCATCGACCCTGCCGCCGGGTTAGTCCCCCGAATACTCTCCCCCATGTTCTCCATAATCGAATACAGCGGCGACCGTCCGCAAACCATTCCATCACTTCGGCCCTCACTCAACACCCACTCACCCCACGCCCTCAACCGACGATCAACCAACGCTATCATCGTAGGTCTAACACGCTTACGCCTAGCCTTTCTCAAATCCTGCTTAGTCAAATCAACCGCCGCCAAACGATCAACCTGCTCCTGCACACTCACATTCTCCATGCCTGATATCTCCATACCAACGCTAATTATTTACAACCGGTACACGCCCCTGGCGCCCCCAGTATTCAACAGATCTTAGAAACCTATGCTCCCACCCCTCCTGAGTATCAACCCCTTCTGCACCTAACTGATAACGCACAAACTCTTGCCTGATCGCCTCCCTGTCCAACTGATTAACTTTATCCCAACACAAATTCATCATTGCACATGACTCAGAGAACTCATCCTCATCAAACACACCCCACTCCATATACATTGGAAACTTTTTATTCACAGCCCCCACAGAGAGAGAGTTATTACTCGGATACTCGGATGTGTGGCGTTTATCATGCACCTGCATTGTGGCGGATATATGCCGCGAATCCCTCGCCGCCACTACACCTCCCCGTGGCGCTTTACCCGTGGCGGTATTGTGGCGGTATTCCAAAGGACGGACTAAATCACACGCGGCCAAAGGCAAAAAATACTCAACAGGTACCCGTTGAGTTTTATCATGCAACGCACGAATCAAACCCGCATCCTCAAGCCTTTTCAGCAACCGCTTTATCTGATCTCTAGACAAAGCAACCCGGTTATCCATACGCCCACGCTTAGGAATAACCTCCAATTGCTCCTGCATTTGCTGATAGCTCAACCGCCGAGTACGGCCAACAATCCCCGTTGAATAATCCATCCAACGCCTCAACACCCGGATATACAGCAACTGAGCCGAATGAGGCAAAGCACACTCATCGTCAGCAAAACTATCTAACTCTTCATCTGTCAGAAAAACACCAGGCATTACTACTCCTGTACAGCAGCCCAATAGCCGCTATAATCAATCCCGTTTTGATAGGCCTCTCACTCCATGCCGAGCAAGGCCTATCACTACACGCCCCTTTTCTACGCCAATAGAAAGGGGCACCCATCCCTCACATAAAGCCACAGCATTGCGCGCTCACGCAGCCAACACCTCTCTTTGAGTCTTATATGGGTTATTAGCTTTCGCTATTGCTGCCATCGGAGGAGGGCTTACACTGTTGCCGCACATAAAGACCTGCTGAGTCTTTGTGAATTTTCGCCCGTCATGACCATGTGTAATGATGTAGTTTGGTGGAAATCCTTGCGCAGCGTACAACTCATGCGGCTGTAGCATTCTCATGAGGATATCGACAATCACAAAAGGGGCGCCTCTGATAAACACAGTGACAAGAGCAAGCCGGTCCTTGGTTGTAATAGTGTTTACAGGCTTATCAAGACTGTCTGCATTTGTACCACTACCATAGTAGCGACTTAGAAAAGCCGCACATCTTAGAGCGCCATCTTCATCTTCTCGGGAAAGCTTCAATTCCACCAAAGCCGTCTTACCGCAACCTTGAGTCATGATTGTTGGTGCTGGCTTATCAACTGCCTGACCCGTGTTTGAACTAAATTGCCGAGATAAGAAAGCCGTTACCAGCTGCTGCTGACTATCGGTGTTAGTAATGGTTGTAACTGGGTCACTCATTGATTTTGAGTGAGTAGTATTAAATCCACCATTAGCCTGAGCAAGAAACGCAGTCGCAAGTGCAAATCTATTTTCTGTTGTCTGCGTGCGCAGCGGATCGCCAATAGAATGCGCCCTATTGCCTTTTTTCTCACCACCATAAAAAGGAGTGAGCACCGGAGCAACAATAGAGAACGCGCCGCCTTTAGGCCAAGCGGTAATAGTATTTAAAGGCCGATCAATTGCGTGAATACTTTCTTGACTCCAGTTAGCTATAGGCACAATAAAAGGCTCGCCTCTCCCCAAAACTTCGGCCTTAATACCTTTAGCGAAACGCTTCAGAGTTGCATCAGCTAGAGGCTTTTTTCTACCAAATATACTTTTTCCCGGAATGCTCCAATCAATACATTCAGCGGCCGTCCTGTATGCCTTCTTTGTTTTAGATGGCTTAGCCGCGTGAGTTGGGGCAGGCCATTCGATAGCCTGCCCATCGCAGCGAGCAATAAGAAACAAACGCTCTCTACTTGTCGGCGCGCCATAGTCACACGCTTTTAATAAACGATGCTCTACTGTGTAACCAAGATCCTCAAGAGTGCTAATAAACTTATTCCACGTTTGTCCTCTACGCTTTGGATCGGGAACAAGGTGTTGATTATTGCGTGGGACGCTTTCACCTGGCTCAGCCACACGGTTTGCCTTTTTGCCTGTCTTTGGACATTCAATGACCTCTAGCGTCACTACTCGGCCAGTGCTTTTACAGCGCTTAGCAATGAGCGGGCCCCATTGACGAATCTGCTTAACGTTCTCAAGACTGATAACGCGAGGCCTTCCAATTCCCGCCCATTTATTAACGACCCATGAGAGGTTGCGTATTTCTTTTTTACGCGGCTGACCGCCTGCAGCTTGGCTATGATGAGTGCAATCCGGCGAAGCATGAAACCACCCGATATTGCGGCCTTTAAGCACCGTAACAGGATCAACCTCCCACACATCAGTTTTCAAATGCAAGCACCCCGGATGATTTGCCTCATGCATGCTAATAGCTGCAGGGTTGTGATTTATTGCAAGATGAACAGGCCTTTCTAATCCAATCTCTAGGCCCGTACTCGCACCACCGCCACCTGCGAAGATATCAACATTAATTTCATGATCGAACTCTTCCAAAGGAAGACCATACTGCGTTAAAAAATGCGCGTTAATTGCATTCATATCTGCACCTTTCCTGAATAATCACAAACCAAATTAAGAATTATTCCTATATCCATACTCAACCACTGCCTGTAAATTCCCTACCAAGAGAACGGGGAATGAAATTCCCAACCAGGCCAAGGACGGCCGCTCTGTGCCACCCTTCGGGGTGGCAACTTAACCCCTCACAAACCGCGAGCACTTAACCACCTTCACCCGCTCGACCTTATCCACCTGAATCACCCGGCACCGCCTAAAATCAATATCCGAGCAATTCCGGTCCCGATACACACAAACCGCACACATCCCGCCTTTAGGAATACATTGAAACTCAGCCATCACTACACCCGCACCCAAACAACAGCCCCTTTCGGATGTTTATAAGGCACCGGTTTTTCATACCGCCTAGCACCACTCAAAACCCAAGGCACATGCCACTTATCAAGCAACTCCAAATCACCAATTTTATGAAGCTGATAGCCATACCCGATGTTGAAATTCTTAATCGACTCACCAACACCATCCAAACAGCACTCACCAACAATCAACCCCGAACCCTGCTCAATTAAACCAATCTGCCCCCTTACGCTGGTTGACCGACTGCGCATCTCCCACGACTTCTGGCCGTTTAAAATCAAATCAATCCACGGCTTACGAACGACCAATGCTCGCTCAATAGCCATCACCCCACCCCTCTCACAAGCACAGCATTTACAGCCGCCTCACGATCAATCAACAATACATCCTGCAACAGAGCCTCATCCAACCGCTGCATAGACGGCATCAAATGCTTAAACGCCTTTCGGGCCACCTCAACATCAGGGCACAACACACAAACCTGCCCAACACCCGGCACCTCAACCGTAAGCGCCTTACTCTCAGCACCCACAACCGGATAAGAAACAACAAACTCACTAACCGGAAAATCCGTTGCCTGCCTCCCCATCACACAGCCCTCTCAAAACACTCACCCACACCATAAACAGCAGGATCAAAGGGCAACGCCGAACGCAACCAATCATCAACGTTGTAACGCGAATGCCACTCAAGCCCATAATGATTAGCCTCGTTATGCAACCGACCACGCACCCGCTCATAAGAAACACCTGTACGCTCAAACCCCGGTCGAATAACCTCAACCAGCACACCCAAATCAGCTACAAAATCAGCAAAATCCAACCGTTCAGCATCACTAAACACCACCAACTCAGGCAGCGGCTCACCCTTTTCTAAAGACTCAGCCACAACCAACTCAAGTTCACGCCTTGCACGCTTAACCAACAAATCAGGCCCAAATAAAAGCTCAAGCCTAACCACCACATCTCGCATTAAATCCGAAGCAGAAAGCCCAAAAGCAGGCATAACATCATCAACCAAATCGTCATTACACAAAGACGCCGGGTTCAACAAAACCTCTCCAGCCAAACAACGCTCCAACTCATCACCAAAACGCTGATACATCAAACGCGTAACGTGATCATATAATTGCGAAGGAGACGCCAACCAAAGCGGATCAACCACATCACGCTCCTCGCCCCACCAATCTGCTCAAACGTCAAACCAAACAACTCACGGGTAGCCACAACCAAATCAGCATTACCAAACGCCGCCAACAAAAAACGCCTAACCGGCGAATAAAACTCACGGCAATAGCTATTTTCAGTAACCTCAACAACCACATCAGCAACGCAAGATTTGCCCACCCCGCGCCCTCCAACCAGACCTATAACCTTCATTTTCAATCCCTCAAATAATGAAATTTACCCAGCAACAAACTGATCAGCCGTTTGACGAATAAGCTGCATATCTCGCTGCAAGTCGTGAATCTTTTGCCGTACCCGCGCCATCTCATCAGCATCAAGCTCACCATCCGCCAACCCCTTCACCAACTCATCAATCACTGCAGACGCAGAAATCATCAATCTAGATCCACGCTCCAGCACACCCAAATCACCCTGAACCTCAGGCAACTCATCGCGGAAGTTCCACGCAGCCCCAACCGGCTCACAAACTGCAGTCAAAATACGCGGGTCTTGCGTACCATCTAAAATCAACTCAAAATCCCGAAGCGTAGGGCTAGCCGTCTCATCACGCAGATTAATCTTTTGACCAAAATACGCAGCCGACCCCACACCCAAATCAGCACAAAAAGAAGGCAACCCCGCCCCGTTTCGGTAATCATGCACCGCGTGGTACAAAGCCTGACGTATGGTCAAGACCCCACCATGATCCTTATGTCTTTTCTTAGCTGTCATTTCCCAAAACCTCTTTACCTACCCTGCACAATTTTAGATACACGCATGTTTCGACTAAGCCGCCGATACATTAGAGTTGCCACTTATTGATGGAAAAAGTCTCTCGACCGAAACATCAAGCACCCTTGCATAATGCAAAGCTTGATAAACATCAGGAGTCCGCACTCCAACCTCATGATTGGAAACCGCCGACTGCCTTAACGGCGGATCAAACGAACGACCCAACTCCGCCTGAGACAAACTTTTTAGCTTTCTAAACTCAGCTATTTTATTCATAGGGCATATAAAAACACACAACGTGTTTTACGGTCAACACATTTCGTGTTTTATAACATAACACATAGCGTGATAAGATTAGATTTATGAATTTTGGCGAAAAGATTAAATCAGCGAGAACCGAGGCAGCGCTCACACAGGAGCAGCTGGGTATTAAGTGTGGCTGGACAACAGGCAACCCCCAAAGCAGAATCGGTAATTACGAAAAAGACGTAAGAAACCCCTCAGCATCCGATATTGCAGTAATCGCTAAAGCGCTAAACAAAAACATCCTATTCTTCTACGGCCAAGAAGCCCTCACACACGCCTCAGCCGAAGAAAGCCAACCCTCATACGAATCACGCAACAAGCTATCAGCTGCTCAGATAGAGCTGCTTCGAGAAGTCATTTTACAAACAGAAAAGATCAGCCTAGAAGAAGGCCTAAAACTGAACGCAGAACAACGCGCAAAAATGATAGCTGCAGGCTTTGCCGCATACACAGCAGAAAACCTAACAGCCAAAGACATATCAAACTCAAGAGAAGCCGCACTCGCCTCCCTATACACCGCTATTTAACCCCCCACCGCTTCGCCCAGGCACTCTCCTGCGCACGCAACTCCATTGCTAGGCGAACATACTCATCATCCGGCACACCCGTTAGAGCAGACAGACCAATCCTAGCCCTCAACAAACCCTCAGCCTCAACCATCCTCTGATGGGCAGTACCAATATCAACCACACCCTCATTCCGTACAACCTCAAACATACAACTGTCCCTGTCTAACTAACAGATCAAGCAGGTACACAACCCGTCTGATACAAAGCAGAATTAATACCCGAACACACGTTCAGACCGAACCCCGAAATATACCCAACAACCGCATTAAAACACCAACAACAGACGCACTACAGATACCAAATGCCAACAAAGGTCGCTTTAAAACAACCTTTCTTGCAAGCAACACCACAAACACATTAAAAACAAACAGTGAAAAACAAAAGCATTCGACTCAAACAAGCGAGAATAGCGACAGGGAAAACACAGTCAGAAGTGGCAAAAGCATTACATATCGCCGTTTCAACATACAAAGGCTGGGAAGCCGACAAAGAACCGCGCACATTAGACACTGCAGCGAAGTTATGCGGTGAGCTGAACATCACGCTTGATTATTATGTGACAGGACGAGAGAGAAAACAGGGGCTGCTAAAACAAGAATATCAACTGATAATGAAACTAAGAAAAATGCCATCCTCAATAAGAAAGACCATATGCACACTAATAAAAAACATCCAATAAAAAAACCCGCAAAAGCGGGCTTTTTAAAAATGTTAGTAATCAATGACTAAGAGTTTGGCTTTCCAAGCCTGCCTGAATCTGCATAAAGGCATTAACAGCCCCCGCATCATCAGCACGCACTGCATTTATACCCAGGCTATTTAAATCACTTCTGATCCGCTTTAAATACCCACCAACCAAATCATTGTCAGCTTTATCAGCCAAGCAAGGATCAGCCATACTTACAAGCAACATCTCTGGGTCAATAACATTAGCATCAACCAAACTTCTTAGCTTCACATACCACTGATCAGCACTTTCAACGACACCCTTCTTTGCTTTTTGATCAAAAGCCAAAGGCTTGATCGCCCCTAATGGATTAACAGATTCCCCACGAACAAAAGGAAAATTCGCCTCATGCAAACCATCTGTCAGCTTACTTTGCTTAAACGCTTTCTGAAGATCAAAGCGCTGCAAAGTGTCTCTTAAACGCGTCACCATATGCTGTTCACGATGAGTACGAGTGATAAACTTCCGCTGAACATGGTGATCATAAAGACCATTCAATGCATCGTCCATGTCCTCTGTAAGCAATACAGCCATATCAGAGAAACGAAGTATTGAACCCTTCTCCCTCATAAGATCACCAAACACCTGCTTAGCCAAATCCACCGGGGTATCTACGTCCACAAAACGCTGGAAGCGGCCCAACTCTGCGTTAAGGTGATCTATTGTTCCTTTATAAACTGCAGGGTCCATAGCATCAAAAAAGCTGGTAATACGACCGAAGCGCTTCGGAGCAAGCTTAAATTTCAGATCACGGCTCGCAGGACAAAACAAAGCCACACCAATATTGGCGAACTCTCCCGTTTCATCGTAAGGCGCAAACCTTATTATTTTGTACTGGCATGCATATTTACTCATGACAGCAACCCCCAAAAACAATCTTGTTTATAATTCCCCAGCCTTTGAGAAATCTTCTTTAAATACCCATCAGGATCAGGTAGAGATTCTAACCACTCAGCCGGTATTAGATCAAACACTTCATCCAAAATAATTAGCGCAGCATCAAAGCGAACCGCATAATCAGCCTGCTCAGGCAATTGCACTGGAAGCTCTTTAAGCACCCCCGCAAAAACATGCATCTGCCTAAAATCTACCTCATTGAACCCATCATCAAACGCCAAATTATGGTCAATAACCATAAGCTCTTTGCCAGGCAAAGTAACTAACAAATTAGGATTACCATCAAGCTCAGTTAACGATCGATCTTCATTCCGAACCCACGCATCAAAAACAATTAAATCCCTACGCAACTCAGGAGCAAAAATCCCCACATCCGAAAGCGTAATCTTCTCACAAGGCACAACCGAAGCAGAACCAAATAGATACTCATATTGTAGATCAAATGCCCAATCCGGCGAAACAACATCCTTCAGCAACTCATCCATTCGAAGCACTTCGAAATCCGGTACCGGAAGCCCAAATGCACGCGCCAAGTGTGCACACACCAGCTCATTAATAAGCCCTACCGCTAATGTGTTCGAGCCCTTCGCATAAAAAGAGCGCCCACCCGCCGTACAAACAAAAGGCATAACCATACCCTTGTCTTCACTCAAACGCCCTTCAATGGAGGTTATTTCTTCAATCAACAGCATTTACCTCAAGAATAAACAACAGCACGAATCACTTGGCAACAACCGCCATTTAAAAATCCCAGCGCCATCCACTTTTAAAAATTACCATCCACACTCTTTCCGCAGAGGCTTTATCGCTTCAGACAAGCCACGCACATCAAAAATTGCAGTCAGAGGGTTATCATTATAAGGCACCACCTCAGCGACATACTGATCCGCCTTAATCAATCTTTTAATCGTAGGTATAGGCCGCAACTTAAAAGCAGCCGTTTTGTCTGTGGAAACACTCCACCGCTCCCTTTTTGCCTTTGCCGCACCAACTCGCGAAGTGATCCAGACATCACCACCCAAGTAATCATTCCACGAAATAAACATTTCTGTCTTATTGCTTTTACAGCGAAGCCCAAGGGAAATAGGCCTTCCACGCTTATCAATTCCTTGATCGGACTTAATACGCAAATAAACAATATTAGTATCATCTAACGGGTTAACACTTCTCGACGCCATCCACTTTCCCGAGCCCACATAGGGAGAAGAAAACCCTAGCCTCGTATCGACTAACCAATCAAAGCATTGCAACCTAGAGCCATCATTTTGAATTACGGCACAGTCAGTCAAATCCTTATTAGAAACACCTGCCGCGATACTATGCACAGGCACTACCACCAAAAACCAAAAAACTAATCTAATAACCACCAACCACTCCCTGTTTCAAGACTCCATTCGCGACCATTGCAGACACAAACCAAAGCTTAACCACTTCAAACAAAAACCAAAAACACGATTTGTGTTGACTAAACACGATTCGTGTTTTAAATTATTCACAAAATGTGATTCTGATGAAAAAACATGCAAAACCTACAACAAATATCCGAAACCCGCTGGAAATTTACCGGCAAATACACCCAAGGACTGATCACCTATGGGCGTTTCGGATTGACATGGTGCTACGAAGCAACCAACAGCAACAACAAACACCATCTGGCGGGCAACCTCAATAGCGCAAAAGCCAGATTAATAAAAAGCGATAAACCACAGGAGCCAACACAATGAAAAACCAAAAGCACATAGTGGACGGCAAAATGGACATGCTTGAAGCAGCCCGCCGCACAAACATCAAAGGTGGTCGCAACGCTCTTTATAAGCTCCTGCGGTTAAAACGGCAATTCAACACCGACAACACACCCAAGCGCCCACTTAAAGACGCTGGTTTTTTTACAGTGGAATTCACAAGCGCTCGTCAAAAAAACGGGATACGCCGCGAATACTCAAAAACATGGGTAACACCGGACGGCCTCACCTGGCTTCATGAATTTGTTGAAGAACACGGCGAAAAGAAACCTGACAACAAAAACGCAGCGTAGGGGAAAATCACATGGACGTATTTATGAATGACTCATTCTTCCTAAGCATCGCTGCGGCAATATTCCTCAGCGTCATCTGTGGAACCTATCTGTTCATGCTCACAGTAGTGATCATTAACGCTGCTATTACCGGCCAAAACATTAAGGACGCAACACAAGAACTACGGGACCAGTTTTAGTGAAAGCCACAAGCACAGAAAAAGAAAACAAAAAGCGCGCCCTAGCCCGTGACCGTCAAAGAAGAAAGCGAGCACGAGACAAAGCGCACAACCAAGCCCTAGGTATTAAAACTTTCAAAATAGACATGTTCAGCGGCACACAGGAAGCCCTGCGCAATATCCAAGAGTTCGGAGTGCTTGAGGAATGGCAGGAAGCCATCACCCTCATGATCCACAACGCCGCCGAACTCATCGAGCGTGACCCGTCACAACTTCGGGATTTATTAAATTCTAACGCCACAAGGAAAGCCGATTAATGGACACCAAGCAAACAAATAACAACGAAACAATCCGCTGCCTCTTAGCAGACAAGGCACACCTAAACGACCACATAAAAAAACAAGAAGCTGAGATCATAGAACAAGCAAAAATGCTGGGCCGCTTTGAAGCACGAGCCCTGCTAGCAATAGAGCAATTTAACATTGCAAATCCACTGCTAACTGAACAACCAGAAGAAGCAATTAAATTCCTAGAATCAGCAATAAAACAGCTCCACTCAATAAACCCAGATAACGAAACCGATAACAAGAAATGCAGCCACCAAAACTGCAAACAACCAGAAACCGGCGGCCCCTGCGCCCTCTGCTACGAATAGAAAAGGACTAAAACAATGACAACACCAACCACACACCCAGCAACACACACGCTAAATCAGCAACCGTACCGCCAAACCCAGCGCGCAATATTCCGCTTAAGCGCCTGCAACGAATGGGTACGTAGTAACGTAAGCCCCAATGAATTCCGCCGCCAAGCAAAAGCCAACGGCGAAGCAGAACAAAACAAAAGCAACCTAACAAGAGAGGAGCGCTACCTAAAACAAATAGAAGAAACCGCTGCAGAACTCCGCGAATACTACACCGTCGACACCCTGCCCAGCCCAAACACAATACGACTAAAACACGGCATAAGCGAAATATCAGCACGCCGCGCCTGCCTAATGTTCACAAAAGGCGTAACCGCAAAACAAGCACGGGATACATACAAAACATCACGCAAAAGCAAGACCAGACACTAAAGCTCATGCAAAAAAGCACCACCAAAAACGCCCCTTAACTGGGGATTTTGGGTGTAAGAGGACAACGGGTAGCTAAACGGCTACGAGGTTACGAGCTGTCCGCATTAGCGGAGTGTTATACCCAACAATTAAACAACTGAAAGTTAATATCAGGATAAGCAATGCAGCTTCAAAAATGGTCAACCGTCAATCGCAGACTCTTTGCAACAGGCTCCGGCCCAAGTCGCAAAGAATGGATGCAGCTAATAACCGAACGCGCCATAAACGGCCGCATAATCGGAGATATGGTATTTATTGATATTGACCAGCTAGCTGCAAACACTGTGTTATCAGAAAAAAAACAGGATGACATGCCCGATTTACTCAGCTAACTTTTAATGAAATCGATTATAAAAATGAAAAATATGGCCCGCCCAAAGAAAATAAGAACATTCAACGGCATTACGCTTGTGGACAATCTCTACCCTGATAACAAGGGTAGAGAGAACCACTGGCGCTATAAACGCCCGGACGGCACCTTTAAACATTTTCATGCAGACTCACCAGAAGCCGCCCTCAAAATTGCTATATTCAACAATGAGCGCCGCGAAAGCTACACCGCTATTTCAGCAAAGAAAAATCGAATGTTTGGCACCTTAGCCCACTATGTAGAAGAATATATAAATTGGAGAACTAGCCAATCACCAGACCTGCTTGAAAAATCCAGCTGGCAAAAACGCTGCTATGCACTCCACCAATTCTGCAGAGAAATCACCCTCCCATTAGGGCAGATCGAGCGAGCTGATATACACATATGGTGGGATACACTAACCGGCCATCAACAACGTCAACGCCATGCTGAATTAAGAAAATTTTTCAACTATCTAATGGGCCGCGAACTTTTACCACGGCTAGACTACAACCCATTTACACTTGCAGACGATCGCCCTCGCCTATACAAAAAAAGCCGACCCGCAAGAAAAACAGCCCGCTTAACCAGAGAAGGTTTTTGGAATATATACCACTCTGCAGGCGAACTAGGATACCAAGGCTTACAGATAGCGATGGGTATCAGCCTATTAACGTTCATGCGCGAAGGTGACATTCTCACCCTCAAGCTAGATAAAGACATTGAAAACGACCTGCTAAAAAAGACGATCGGCAAATCAGAAGAACAAAAAGGGGCCGCTAACGCATCACGGTTAAAATGGGACCTGGGCAACTACAATCTTCTGAAGCAACTGATACATAAATCGCGAGAACTCTCATTACAAAATAGGCGTTGCCCTTTCGTCATAAGCCATTGGCCCAAACAAAAAAGGCTAGGTCAACACAAAGAGCACATGGCACAAGTAACACCACGCCGATTAATATCCATGTTTGATGAAGCCAGAAAGCACGCAGGATTTACACAGCGCAATGCGCCAACATTCCACAGCATTCGATCGCTATCAGACCTGCTAGCAACTGAAGCCGGATATGACATCAAAGAAGTACAGCACGCAATGGCTCACTCTTCTGAAGAAATGACAAAAGCCTATCTTGAAGGCCACGATCTACCCTTTGAGCAAGTAAACGTGCAATTTAGTGAAAAAGAAATTGGCGGAAGCTTCTAA